GGTGGAGTAGGTGGTGGTGGAGCTGGCGGTATGCCAAAATTAAACCGTGATATAACAAAAAACTACTCAAAAGGTGGTAAAGTTAAATCAGCGTCTGCCCGTGCAGATGGATGTGCTATTCGTGGAAAGACAAAAGCATGAGATCAAGCCGTGGTATGGGTGCAATTATGCCTTCTAAGATGGGTAAAGGCGTTAAAAAAGCCCGTAGAGATGATACAGACTTTACAGAATACGCTAAAGGCGGTGAAGTCTGGGATAAGCCGCGCCCAACTGGTTTAGGTAAACCTAAAAAATTATCAGCAAAAAAGAAAACATCTGCTAAAGCTATGGCAAAGGCAGCTGGCAGACCTTATCCTAATTTAGTAGATAACATGAGAGCAGCAAGGGGAAATAAATGAACTTTATGGTTACTTGGTTATTTGACAAACTTGGTTATATGCCAAAAATTGACATTCAAGTTGGCAAGTTAAATGTTGAAGCGGCATGGCCTTTCCCAGAAGAAAAGCCAAAAAGTAAGCCTGCTGCAAAGAAAACAACCACTCGTAAAGTACCCGTAAAAAAGGCAAAATAAAGTGAAAGATTTCATGCAGGTTCAGATTGATGCATCTGAGCGTTTGTATCAAATGATGTTGGCAGACCATAAAGAGCGAGTTAGAGATATGGCAATGTGGGCTGAAACAAGTGTAAGTCTAATGAAAAAGTTAGATGAGCGTGATGAAGAGATAAAGAAGCTACGGGCAGAAATAGTATCACTTAAAGCGAATAAATAATGGCATATACCTCTGGAACAACCGTATTTAACCTAAACCTCTCCGAGTTAGTCGAAGAGGCTTTTGAGCGTTGCGGTTCAGAACTTCGTACTGGTTATGATTTAAAGACTGCAAGACGGTCTTTGAATCTGATGAGTGTTGAGTGGGCCAATCGTGGTATTAATCTATGGACAGTAGAAGAGTGCTCTATTCCTTTGGTAACAAATCAGGGTATCTATGCGGTTCCAGTTGATACAGTTGATATCTTAGATCTTGAAACAAGGACAAGTAATGCCAGTATATCTAACCAAACTGACATTAATTTGTCTCGTATATCTGAGCCTACTTACGCTACTATTCCTAATAAATTAACAACTGGTCGCCCAGTACAGGTTTACTTTAACCGCCAATCTGGTAATTCAGACTTATTTTCTGGTACTTTAGGAGCCACTATTTCGGCTACAGATACCACTATTACGCTATCTACAACTAATAATCTGCGCTCTACAGGTTTTATCCAGATTGACAGTGAAGTTATTGCCTATACCAATATCAGTGGAAATCAGCTATTAAACTGCTGGCGTGGTCAAAACGGTACAACAGCCGCTGCCCATACATCTGGCGCTGCTATATACATCCAGTACCTACCATGCGTAAATATCTGGCCAACCCCTGATGCTGGTGGCGGACCATACACCTTGGTTTACTGGCGCATGAGACGCATCCAGGACGCTGGAAATGGCATAAATATACAGGATGTACCATTTCGCTTTATTAATTGCTTAGTAGCTGGTTTAGCGTACTTTTTAAGCGTTAAAATACAGGGTACAGATCCAAATAAAGTAATGTTTTTAAAAGCGGATTATGAAGAACAGTTTGGTTTAGCTTCTCAGGAAGATAGAGAAACTGCCCCTATTCGCTTTGTACCAAGGAATTTGTTCTATGCCTAGTAATTTTGCGTCTGGCAAGTATTCGATTGCAGAATGTGATAGATGTGGACAACGGTTTAAATTAAAGGAACTGCGTAAGTTAACGATTAAAACTAAGCAAGTTAGTATTAAAGTATGTAAAGAGTGTTGGGAACCAGATCAGCCACAATTGCAATTGGGTATGTATCCAGTAAATGATCCACAGGCAGTCCGGGAACCCAGACCAGATACTAGTTATTTAAATTCTGGAAACAACGGTTTACAGATAATATTAACAAATAGTGTTAATCCAGATGCTTCTGGAACACCGCAGGGTGGTAGTAGAGTATTTCAATGGGGATGGAACCCTGTTGGTGGTGCTAGAGATAACGGATTAACCCCCAATGATCTTGCCCCATCTTGTTTGGTAGGTAGCGTAACAGTAACAACAACTTAGGAGTAGAAAATGTCATTTAAAAAAGGCGCAGGCGGTATTGAATCCAAGGGTAAAACCGTTGGTAAAAATTTAGGCGATTCAGGTCCATCAGTAATGGGTCTAAAAGGTGCTAGCAAAAAGATGGGCGTTAGCTCTATGGCTATGAAAGATGTAGGCCGCAACTTGGCTCGTGTAGCAAACCAGAAGAAAGCTGGAAGAGGCAGATAATGTTTAGCAAAAAAGTTATGGGTAAAGAAGTTGGCGATGCCAAAGTCTATGCCAAACCACACACTATGGATGGTAAGCCAATGAAATCAAGTACAGCAAAATTAGTAGATCCTAACAGCGTATCTTCGGATAGCACTACGGTTGGTATGCCAGCAAAACGTGTATCAATGGGTAATCCAGCTGCTGATAACATTAAAACAAATGGCATTAAGCAACGTGGATCTGGTTGTGCTACTAAAGGCTTCACATCTAGAGGACCAATGGCGTAATGAATTACACGGAATTAACTTCTGTAATTAAAAGTTACGCTGAAAACGACTTTCCAGCAACGGTTGGGTCGTTTACGTCTGCACAGCAACTAGCTACCTTTGTGCAGCTGGCGGAGCAACGCATCTATAACATGGTGCAAATGCCAGCGTTCCGTAAGAATGTTACAGGCACAATGACATCTGGTAATAAATACCTTGCAACTCCTTCCGATTGGCTTTCTACATTCAGCCTTGCAGTAATTAATGCCAATAATGAATATCACTATCTTTTAAACAAAGACGTAAACTTTATTCGTGAGGCTTATCCAGATACTGACGCTGCTTTTTACGGAGAGCCAGAGTATTACGCTGTTTTTGACAATAATACATTTATTCTGGGGCCTACTCCAAATGCTAATTACGCTACAGAATTGCATTATTTTTACTATCCAACCTCTATTGTTACTGCTGGTACAAGCTGGCTTGGGGACAATTTCTCTATGGTATTGGTCTATGGGGCGCTCTTAGAAGCAGCAACATTTATGAAGTCTGATGCAGATATTCTTACAAATTACAAGGCTCGTTATGACGAAGCTATGGTAGAACTTAAACAGTTGGGCGAAGCTAAAGACCGTCAAGACTCTTACCGTAGCGGTCAAGTGAGGTATCCAGTAAAATGATTAGCGTACAAGGTCTAGGCGAATCTAGCGGTATTCAAGTGTTTACTAAGGATCATGGCGGCTTTACTCCAGAAGAGATTGCCGAAAGAGCATTAGATAAAATCATTCAAGTAGGGGATCAATCCCATCCTTTGGTTCGTGAACAGGCAAATGCTTTTCGCAATCATATTCGTGGTGTGTTGGTTTTTTACATGAATGAGGCAGTAAAATTTGATCGTGTAACACTAGCTCATAAGCTAAGGGAAGCTGGTCACCCCGAATTAATTAAACTTTTAGACGAATAGGAGTCCAAAATGGCTTTTACAGGCAACTTTATGTGCACCAGCTTCAAGCAGCAGATTTTGCAAGCAGCGCACGATTTCACATTATCAACTGGCGATACTTTTAAGTTAGCTATGTATGACAACTCAGCATCATTTACTGCTGCTACGACTGCATATACAGCGACTAACGAAGTAGCTAACTCTGGTACATATTCTGCTGGTGGCGGTACGCTGACTAATGTAACTCCGACAACTTCAAGCACTACAGCATTTACAGACTTTGCTGACTTGTCATTTACATCAGCAACTATCACAGCTTACGGTGCATTAATTTATAACACCACGCCAACTTCTGGTTTGGGTTTAACTAATCCTACCGTTTGTGTACTTGACTTTGGTGGTGCTAAAACATCTACCGCTGGTACGTTTACGATTGTTTTCCCGACTGCTGACGCTAGTAACGCTATTATCCGCATTGCGTAGGAATGGCTAGGTGGCATCTTATTCGGGTTGGGGCAATGGCGGCTGGGGCTATGGCGGCTGGGGAACAGGCTACACTGACGTAGAGGTTCCTTTAGGTGGCTGGGGCTATGGCGGCTGGGGCGAAAGTCCGTGGGGTCAAGGTAGCGCTAGTGTAGTAGGTACAACCCAGATTGGTTCTGTAACTGTTAATACAGAACAGAATGCAGTAGTAAATGTAACAGGTGTTTCTGGTACAGGGCAGTTAGGTAGTGCAACGGTTTTTGGTACGGCAGTTGTTAACGTAACTGGAGTAAGCGGTACAGGACAAATAACAGATGTAGCTGTTAATGCTGGATCTGAAGTTGGCGTAACTGGAGTAAGTGCAACGGGTTCTGTAGGTACTGTTGTAGCAGAGGCTGGTGCGAGTGTATCTGTAACTGGGGTTACAAGCACTGGAAGTGTAGGCTCAGTAACTGTATTAGTTGTAACTAGTGTTAATGTTACAGGCGTTAGTGCCATAGGATATGTTGGAAGTGCGTCTGTAGTAGGTAATGCTTCATTTAGTGTTACAGGCGTTGCAGGAACAGTAACGGTAGGTTCAGTAAGTGTAGAGGCGGCTGCAAATGCGCCTGTTTCTGGACTAAGCGCTACTGCTAGCGTAGGAAGCGTAACCGTACAAGAAGGTGTTGGTGTTTTTGTAACGGGCGTTTCTGCCACAGGATTTGTAGGAAGTGTAACCAATACTGGTAGCGCTTCTGTAGATGTAACTGGGGTTGTTGGTATTGGATTTATAGGTCAAATATCAGCAATTACAGAGCAAAATGTTAGTGTTACTGGTTTCTTATTAGTCTCTAGCGTTGGAACAATTAGTGTAGTAGCTGGAGCAGATGTAGGGGTTACGGGTGTTAGTGCAACAGGTCAGATTGGGTCAGTCTTAATTTGGAGTCAAATTGATGATAATCAAACGGCAAATTGGACATCCATTAATGACTCGCAAACTGGCGCTTGGAGTGATATTATTGACACACAAAGCCCTAATTGGGTAGAAATAGCAGCATAAAGGATAAAAAATGGCATCCACATATAGTGAACTAAAATTCGAGCTAATAACCACGGGTGAACAAGCTGGTACTTGGGGTGTTACTACCGATACCAATATTGGAACAGCCATTCAAGAAGCCATTACAGGCTCTGCTGATGTAGCTTATTCAAGCGCAGCAGACGTTACTGTAACGCTTACAGACACTAATGCTACCCAAACAGCCCGTAATCTGCGTTTAAACCTAACAGAATCTGGCGCAGGAATAGGTTATACAGGTAACTTAATCCTTGGTTCTGGATGCCAAATTGAGAAGTTATACCTAGTAAACAATACCACTACTGCTACTAAAACAATCAAAAACACCACAGGTACTGGAATTGCCGTTCCCGCTGGTAAGACTATGTTTGTTTTCAATAACGGTACAAACGTTGTTGATGCAACAACTTATCTAAGCTCTCTGACATTAGGTACAGACTTAGCCGTAGCCGATGGCGGTACAGGCGCTTCTACCTTCTCTTCTGGTGCTTTGTTAAAAGGCGCAGGAACAAGCCCAATTACTACAGCTACCGTTGGAACAGATTATGTAGCACCTGGCACAGCCACAACATTTACAGCCCTACAGACTTTTGCTGGTACTTCATCTAACGCTGACTTAAAAACTTCTAATATTCTTGAGGTTGCTACAGTTTCTGCTACGGCAGCTACAGGCACAATTAACTACGATGTAACTACTCAATCCGTGTTGTATTACACAAGTAACGCATCAGCAAACTGGACAGTAAACTTCCGTGGTTCTAGCGGTACATCTCTAAATACCATTATGGCTACAGGTGAGTCTTTGTCTGTTACCTTCTTAGTAACTCAAGGTTCTACAGCCTATTACAACTCCGCAGTTCAAGTGGATGGCTCTTCTGTAACACCAAAATGGCAGGGCGGTACAGCCCCAACAACAGGTAACGCTAGTTCAATAGACAGCTACACCTACGTCATTATCAAAACAGGAAGTGCAGCATTTACAGTACTTGCAGCTCAAACTAAATTTGCTTAAGGTCTCATAGATGCCACGTTTATCTAAAATTGGTGCAGCAGCCCTAGCAGCCTTTGGTTGGACTTCTGGTGCAAATGCCGTTTCTGCAAGTTACCTCGTTGTTGCTGGTGGCGGTTCTGGTGGTGCAGAATCAATAAGAGGTGCTGGCGGTGGTGGTGCAGGTGGTTTATTAACAGGCACAACATCTCTTGACTTAACACTTTCATATACCGTAACTGTTGGAGCTGGTGGCGCATCAGTATCTAGCGCAAGTTTAAATACTGGTGGAAATAGTGGCTCAAATTCACAGTTTGGAACACTAACTGCAACAGTAGGCGGTGGTGGTGGCGGAATAGGTCCATCAGGAACAGCGCCAACAAACGCAAAAAATGGCGGTTCTGGCGGTGGAGCTGGTGCTGACGGTTCTGGCGCAAGCACAGCAGGAACTGGAACTAGCAGTCAAGGAAACGCTGGTGGAACTGGATTTAGCTCTGCTTCAACTGCTGCGGCTGGCGGTGGTGGTGGTGGCTCATCTGCTGTTGGCGGTAACGCTTCAAGCTCAACTGGTGGTACTGGCGGAGCTGGTACAGCATCAAGCATTACTGGCTCTTCTGTAACCTATGCTGGCGGTGGCGGTGGTGGTGGTTCTGGTGGAGGTACAGCAGGTTCTGGCGGTGGCGGTACAGGCGGAACAACTGGTGGAAGTGGAACTGCTAACACAGGTTCTGGCGGTGGTGGTATACAAGGAAGTTCATCAGGCTCAGGTGGCTCAGGCGTAGTGATTATCTCCTACCCATCTCCACAACAATTCGGTGGCGGTATCGTCACAACTAGCGGTGCAAACACAATTCATACATTCCAGACTTCTGGAACTCTTTCCCCATTGTCTACATTGTCAGCAAGCTATTTAATCGTAGCTGGTGGTGCAGGTAGCGGAAGAACTAACGGTTCTACTGGTGCAAGCGGTGGTAGCGGAGCTGGGGGCTTATTAACAAGTTCTGGCTTAACTATTGATACAAATTCTACTTATGTAATTACTGTAGGTGCTGGCGGAGCTGGTTATTCGGGTGGATATGGTCTTGGTTCAAATGGAGCAAATTCATCGTTTAGCGCTTATGCAACTGTTGCTGCTGGCGGTGGAGCTGGCGGTAATGGTGGTGGTGGAGGTTCAATTAACGGTCAAACAGGCGGCTCAGGAGGCGGTGCAGGTGGTGGAGGTACTGGTGGTTCCGCTACTTCAGGTCAAGGTAACGCTGGTGGAACATCTACAGGTAACGGTGGTTCAGGCGGTGGTGGAGCAGGAGCTGCTGGTACTGGCACAAGCAACAATAACCCTGGTAATGGCGGTAATGGTTTAGCTTCATCCATTTCAGGAACATCAACCTACTACGCTGGTGGTGGTGGTGGCGGTAATAATGTCAGCGGTACAGGTGGTACAGGTGGTCTAGGTGGTGGCGGTGCAGGTTCAACTTCTGCAAGCACACAAGGCACACCAGGAACTGCTAATACAGGTGGTGGTGCTGGTTCTTCTGGATACTCAAACCAAGACGGTGTTAGCGGTGGCTCAGGCATCGTAATCATCAGCTACGCTGGCTCTACTCAGCTTATGGCTGGCGGTACAGTCACAATCTCTGGTGGCAATGTAATCCACACATTCACATCAAGCGGATACTTAACACCATTGAAGTTGGTTAACAACTCATTGCGTTTCCGTAACAGCGCATCCGCAAACTTAAGTCGTACTCCAACTACTGCTGGAAATTTGCAAATAATGACTTTTAGTTTCTGGACAAAAAGAGGTATATTAAGTACAGCAACTAACGAACAGGGAATAATAAGTTCTAGTGACAATACATTACACTTTGGACCTAATTCTTACTCTGTTCCCGATGGTTTAGTTTTTAGAAAATGGGATGGTGCTGGGGCTAATACTTGGATAATTCAAACAACTCAAGCATTCCGTGACCCAGCGGCTTGGTATCATTTTGTTGTTGCAGTAGATACAACTCAAGCAACTGCAGCAAATCGTGTAAAAATGTATGTAAATGGTTCTCAGATAACAGCATTTACATCTACTACTTATCCAGCACAAAACGCTAACTTAAACATTGGAAATAATAGTTACACCACTATTGGTTCAAGATACGACAATGGAAATTATTTTGATGGTTATTTGGCTGAATTTAATTATGTAAATGGTCAACAACTAACACCAAACAGCTTCGGTACATTTAACAGCTACGGTGTATGGCAACCTATTACCTACGGTGGTAGCTACGGTACTAATGGATTCTATTTGCCGTTTAGCAATACAGCGTCAACAACCACATTGGGCTATGACTTTAGCCCAGCTGGTAACAATTGGACACCAAATAACATTAATACTGTATTAAGTTCTTACACATCTTATACATCAAGCTCTGGTACTTATACAGTTCCATCAAATGTAACCTTTATCAACTACCTTTTAGTAGCTGGTGGTGGCGGTGCTGGTGGTAATGCGTTTAACGGAGGCGGTGGCGCTGGTGGTGTGATATATGGTGCTATGGCAGTAACTCCAGGTCAAACTATTTCCTACTCAGTAGGAGCAGGTGGCGCAGGTGGTACAAGTGCAAGTGGCTCTAACGGTAGCAATACAACATTTGGTTCACTAACAGCAGTTGGCGGTGGTGCGGGTGGTTCTACAGCTAACGGTGCTGGTGCATCTGGTGGCTCTGGCGGTGGCGGTGCTGGTGCAGGTTCAGGTACTGGTGCGGCTGGTGCTGGTACATCAGGGCAAGGTAACAATGGTGGAGTAGGCTTTGGTGCTGGTTCAGGATTATGGGGTGCTGGCGGTGGCGGTGGTGCTGGTGCTGTTGGTGTAAGCGGTTCTAGCGGTCAAGGCGGTAATGGCGGTGCAGGATTTACTTGGATTAATGGAACAACTTATGGCGGTGGTGGTGGTGGTGCTACTGGTGTAGGAAATACTGCTGGTGTTGGTGGTTCAGGTGGCGGTGGAGCAGGTTCAAATAGTTCTACAGGTACATCAGGTACAGCTAATACTGGTGGAGGCGGTGGCGGAGCATCAGGTACTAATACTGGTGGTTCTGGTGGTTCTGGAATTGTTATTATTAACTCTGGCATGGTATCAACCTACGACTCAATGACCGATGTCCCAACGCTGACTAGTGCAACGGCTGCAAACTATTGTACTTACAATCCGCTAACATACAACGCTGGTAATGTTACTCTTTCAAACGGCAATCTATTAGCAACATGGACAGCTGCTTCTGACAGAATTATTACTGGCACTTTATGCGGTATTAACGATAAGTTCTATTGGGAAATTACTACAGCTGGAGTAACAGCAAGTGGTAACGTTGGGGTTGGAATTTGCAAGCAATCACAAACCTTTAACGGTCCTTGGGTTGCTTCTGGTGGTCCAAATGTAATTTATTACAATACTGGTAGTGGTTGGAACGTATACGGATCTACAGTTGGAAGCCCTACAGGGTCTTTTGGTAGCAGTGATGTAATTGGTGTTGCTATGGACATGGTAGGTAATTATCTTTATATATATAAAAACGGCACATTATTGACTACATTAACTGGCTATATTGACTTAACTATTGCACACGGTATTTTTATTGATACCTATAACAATGGTAGTTCTGCTGCGTTGAATTGTGGTCAACAACCATTCACTTACACACCACCAGCTAACTTCTTAGCCCTTAACACTTACAACCTATAAGACTATGCCTACACCAACAATCCCAGATGGCTCTAAGCAGATGTACATTAACTTGTACACAGGTACAGGTGGTAGCCAAACTTTAACTAATAACAGCCCATCAAATCCAGCTGGTTTTCAGTCAGGTTTGCAATGGTTTAAATCTAGAAGCAATGCTACAGACCATGTTGCACATGATGTACTGCGTGGAACCGCTGGTATTAACAGATTATTCCCTAATTTAACAAATGCACAATCAACTACTGGCGATGGTTTTGTAAGCATTAATTCTAATGGATTTAGTCTTGATAGCAGTGGTACAGGCGGTGATGTAAACACAAGTGGAAGAACTTATGTAGCTTGGCAATGGGCAGCACCTGCCACTGGAACAAGCAACACACAAGGAACAATAACTTCTTCAGTATCCGCAAATACAACAAGTGGATTTAGCATTTTTACATTTACAGGTAATGGTTCTTCTGGTGCAACGGTAGGTCATGGATTATCTGTGCTTGGTGTTGCTCCACAGATGGTAATAATTAAAAGTTTAGGAAATAACGATTGGTCAACATACCATGTTGGTATAGGCAATACAAAAATTATTTTTTTAAATTCAAGTAATGCAACCGCTGGTCCAAACTCTGCATATTGGAACAATACAACTCCATCTAGCACAGTAGTTACATTAGGGGTTGCTTCTGAATTAAATGGCAACGGAGTTTCATTTGTAGGATATTGTTTTGCACCTATTGCTGGTTATTCTGCATTTGGCTCATACACTGGTAATGGTAGTTCTGATGGGCCATTTATATATACAGGATTTAGACCTCGTTGGGTTATGATTAAACGCTCAGATTCCACTGGCTCTTGGTATATTCTTGATACTTCTATAAATTCATATAATGAAGCAAGAACTAGTTTGCAAGCAAATTCATCTGCCGCAGAAGTTACAGATACTAATTTTTTAGATATTTTGTCCAATGGTTTTAAATTAAGAACTAACGGTGGTGCTGTTAATGGTAGCGGTGCAACACTTATATACGCTGCCTTTGCTGAAAACCCTTTTAAATACGCTAACGCACGATAGGAATAATCATGTCATTTACTAGACAAGACGAAGTACGCCCAGATGACCAATATTACTGGGTAACACAAAATTCAGACGGCTCATACACTGGTGTACCAAAAGCGCTAGAAGACCGTGCAGAGGTTGACCAAGACGGCAACCCAATGTATGTGCAGGTGCTAGATAAAACCGACCCAGAGAACCCTGTAATGGTAGACAGCACCGAGCGTCTAATTACTAAGGGTTTAAAGTCTAATTGGATTGCCAAGGTCAAGCACAACACAAACATGACACTAGCCCAAACTGATTGGTATGTAATCCGTAAAGCAGAGCGTAGTGTTGACATCCCTGCTGATGTAGTCACTTATCGTGCGGCAGTCGTTGCATGGGCTACAGCAACAGAAGCATCTATTTCCGCAGTAACAACAGTCGAAGAACTTAAATTAATTAACCTAGGAGTATCAATCTAATGGCACACTTTGCTAAAATTGAAAACGGTGTTGTAGTCCAAGTAGTAGTCGCAGAGGAAGACTTTATTGCCACTGGCGCATTGGGCGACCCAGCTAACTGGAAACAAACCTCTTATAACACTCGTGGCGGTATCCACTACGGTCAAGACGGACAGCCTAGTGGTCGTGAGCCGTTGCATAAGAACTATGCTGGTATTGGTTATACATTTGACGGCACAGGCTTTGCTCCTCCACAACCATTTCCAAGCTGGAACATGAACTCAACTACTTATCTTTGGGAAGCTCCAATAGCGATGCCTACAGACGACAAGCCATATGCTTGGAATGAGTCAACCCTATCGTGGGATGTAGTAGAAAGAATGACCGCATAATGAGAACCGTTTACGAAGCACAAATCGTAGACGGGCTGGTTCAGCCTAAGCATGAAGTTCATATTGAGTGTCGTGCCTGTGGTTATGACCTTGACGAAGCTGAACTAACTGCGGATACCTGCTCGGATTGCGGTGCGCCTTTGAACCTTAAACAACATATTTCTATCCATGCGACATCTGTTCCTGCCGCTGGTGGCGGAGTTATGTAAGGTGAGAAGTTATGCCCGACCCGTATGGATTATCAGAAGGAGTCAAAACTCTTAGCGGTAGCCTTGATGCAACTAGAGAGGCTACTAAAGGGCTATCTAAAAGCATTGAAAATGCCCAGCACGATGCAACAGAGGTAGCTCAGAAACAGGCTAATGAACGTGTAAGAGCAAGGCGGGAAGCAGAGTTTAAGAAGGAAAGAGCATTAATTAAGGCTTTAGAGTCATGGCAGCATAAGAAACAAATCTCCGATGAAGAAGCAAAACTAAAGATTGATTTTGTTAAAAAGCATGGCGCTAAAGAGTGGGAAGCAGTATTAAAGATAAAGCTGGATATTGAAGGTATGCAACGAAAAGACAACGAAGAATACCAGCATGATTTAAAAGCGGTAAGACGAGTACAGTTTTATTGCTTTGCAGCAGCTGCGGTAATAGCGTGGTATTTAACTTGGGGTATTAAATGATTGCATATTTAGGGTTTTGTTATAGCTATTGGGGAGCAATATCATGTTTGGTGTAGACGATATTATTAGCGTTGGGATGAAAATCTTAGACAAAGTTATTCCTGACCCAGCTGCAAAAGCAGAGGCACAAGCTAAATTGCTAGAGATACAGCAGCAAGGTAGGATGGCTGAGTTGCAAGCAGACCAGACTGAAATGCAGGAAGTTACTAAACGCCAAGAAGCAGATATGGCTTCTGACTCTACCCTGTCCAAAAACATTCGCCCAGCTACCCTTGTATTTATTCTGTTTGTGTACTCTGCGTTTGCGATGATGTCCGCTTGGGATATTGAGGTAAACAACAATTATGTAGAACTGCTTGGTCAATGGGGTATGTTGATTATGTCCTTCTACTTTGGTGGAAGAACCCTTGAGAAGATTATGGATATGAAAGCTAAAAAAGAATGAATATGCAAGACCTTTTAAAAGCAATTATTCCCATCGTTGTAGTTTGCATGGGTTGGCTACTTGGTCAAGTATCTTCATTCCAGACCCGTCTAACTCAGATTGAAGGCAAGATGCCAGCGTTGATTACAGCTGAAGGCGTTCCAACAGATAGCCCAATATCAGCAGAAAAACGGGCAAGGATTAGAGAAGAAATTTATAAAGAGTTACATGAACTTCATGTACGGGTTAAGTTAATAGAAGAAAGAAATAAAAAGCAATGACGTATGACCAGTTAGATAAATTGGGGATTGACCATAAATGGCTTGCCCCTTTAGAGGAAACTTTTGTCAAATATGACATATCTACGCCTGTCCGTCAGGCTTGCTTTATTGGGCAGTGCGCTCATGAGTCTGGAAACTTCAAGACTCTTCAAGAAAACTTAAATTACAGCGCAGAAGGGCTGATGAAGACTTGGCCCAGCAGATTCCCAAATTTAGAATATGCATCTCAATATGCCCGTAATCCAGCTAAAATAGCAGGTAAGGTCTACAACGGCAGACTAGGAAACACTAGCGAGGAAGAGGCTTCCAAGTTTTTGGGAAGAGGACTTATCCAGCTTACAGGTAAAGAAAACTATGCAAACTGCGGATCTGGTATTGGTGTTGATCTTCTTTCTGACCCTACTTTATTGTTGGATCCACGATATGCAGCCTTAAGTGCTGGCTGGTTCTGGAACAAGAAAGGTTTAAACAACTTGGCAGATGCCTCAGATCTTGAGACAATGACTAAACGTATCAATGGCGGTTTAATTGGTTTAGATGACCGTAAAGCCAAAATTGCCAAAGCTCTATCCATATTAGGGTAAACCCGAATGCCATTACAAAAGCTACAATTTAAACCAGGCGTTAACAGAGATCAGACAAACTACACCAACGAAGGCGGTTGGTTTCAGTGCGATAAGATTCGTTTTCGTTCTGGGTATCCACAGAAGATTGGTGGGTGGCTTCGTTATGGCACAGTTACGCTTATTGGTATTTGCCGTCAGATGTTTAACTGGATTACCACTCTTGGTGATAACTACCTTGCAATGGGTACCAGCAAAAAGGTTTACATCGAGGCTGGTGAAGAGTTCTACGACATTACCCCTCTACAGCACACTTCTACCACTTTAGGGGCTGCTGCTGGTCCGTTTACAGCTACTACTGGCTCTGCCGTACTTAGCGTATCTTACTCAACTGATACCGCATATAACCCAGAAGTTGGTAATTATGTAACCTATTCTGGTGCTACAACGCTTGGCGGGAACATTACAGCTAATGTATTAAACGCTGAGTTTGGTTATGAAATTTTAACCGTAAACACCTCTACTAAAGTCTATACCATCAATGTAGGGGTAAATGCTAATGCTTCTGACACAGCAAAGGGCGGAGCTACAGTTACAGCTTACTACGATATTGATGTTGGATATGACACAGTTACCTATGGTTATGGTTGGGGTGCTGGTGTTTGGGGTCGTGGCACTTGGGGTTCTGGCGCAGTAACTCCTGTGGTTCAGTTGCAAAGAGATTGGTTTTTCAATAACTTTGATAATGACCTTGTAATGAATATCCGTAATGGCACTATCTATTACTGGAAGAACACCGATGGGGTTCAAGTTAGAGCTACTCCTTTAGCCACAACCACTATAGATGGCATTGCTCCAGCAGATGTACCACTAGAAACAAAACAGATATATCTATCCCAGAATGACAAGCATTTATTAGCTTTTGGAGCCACACCTTATGGTGGCGGTGCTTTTGACCCATTGCTTATTCGTTGGGCAACTCAAGGTCAGGCTAATGTCTGGACTCCATTAGTCACCAATTCTGCTGGTTTTATCCGTGTTTCTAGGGGTTCTGAGATTGTTTGCGCTATAGCAACCCGTCAAGAGATTCTAGTATTTACTGACGGTACACTCAATTCCCTGCAGTATTTGGGCACAACAGATGTGTTCGGTTTACAAGAACTATCAGACAACATCTCTATCCTTAGCTCCCGTTCTGTAGCCGTAGTTAATAACACCGCCTATTGGTTCGGTCACGATAAGTTCTATGCCTACTCTGGTCGGGTAGAGACTTTGCCTTGCACCCTGCGTAACCACGTCTTTGAAAACCTAAACTACGCACAAGCAGACCAGATTATTGTGGGCACCAATGAAGGTTGGAATGAAATCTGGTGGTTCTACCCTACCGCCAACAGTAATGTTAATGATGCCTATATTGTCTATAACCACTTAGAAAAGATTTGGTACTATGGCTCTATTGAGCGCACTGCATGGAGTGATTCTTCACTAAGGGAATACCCTCAGTCTGTAGCCTCAAATATCGTATATGACCAAGAGCGTGGTGTAAACGCTGATACCTTGCCTTTAGAGGCTAATATTGCCTCTTCTGACTTTGATTTGGTAGACGGAGAGCAGTTTATATTAACTAAAAGAATCATCCCTGATGTTAATTTTGATGGTTCTACCGCAGCCCTTCCAGAAGTGACTATGTATATTAAGCCAAGAAACTTTCCAGGCAATACATATTCCAACACAGAAACTGGGGACGTTATTAGGACTTCTGTAGACGTATATACAGACCAAATATTTATGCGGGCTAGGGCACGTCAGATGGCAGTTGAGATTGCTTCTACAGATTTAGGTGTTCAATGGCAGCTAGGTAGCCCTCGTTTAGACGGCAGACCAGATGGGAAACGCTAATGGGGATGCAAAAGTTCCGTGCGCCAGCATTGCCTTTGGTGCCAGAAACGTACGACCCACAACAGTTATCTCAGCTTATTGCTGTTTTAAGGCTTTATTTTACGCAATTAGACTCAAATGCCTCTTTACAAGTAGATGGTATTCGGCTATTAAATTTGCCAACATCAGGGTACAATTTGGCAGATGGGACTGTATTTCAGGTGGGGGAAGACTTGCGGATTGTCGTACCTAACATTTCTTATTTATATGGAGTATCTGCCACAGCTAGTGTGGGGACAGTAACGGTGACTATTATATGAACTACTACGCACAGGGCGGACAAACTCACGGCCTAAAATCTCTAGCACAAGAACTCCCAAAATATGGTCGTTATAACGATGATATGGTGGCTCATATTAGCTCGGATGAAGCTAAACTATTGAAGTCTATGGGTGGATCTGGCACCATTAACCCGACTACGGGTTTACCAGAGTTTGGATTTGGGAATCCATTTAAACCAATACAAAGAGCTATTGGTCAGTTAAACCCATTAAATCCTGGCAGTGCTGTAAGTAAAGCAGTGGATAGCATTCCTGTTATTGGTGAAGCTAATCGAGCTATAAACAACTTAGGCACACAAGTATTTCAACCATTAGAAAAAGCTATTGTTCAACCAGCTAGTGCTGGATTGGCAAGTTTTGACAAAATGGTTGGCAACACAATTCCGGGCGGTTGGGGTACCGTAGCTTCCGTTGCTGGTTCTGCAATGGGATTACCAACACCTTTCTTGGTAGGATTAGGAGCTTTAAATGGTTCTGGAGTAATGCGTAAAGGTGGTAGCTTTAATCTCCAAGGCGCTATGATGGGTGGAGCAATGGCTTATGGTGCCGCTGAATTAGGCGATTATATGAGGGGGGCAGTCCCCACTGGTGGAGAGTCGGCGTTTAATGCATTACCAGTAAGCGAAGTTCCAACAGACGGAATTAGTTCTTTGTACAACTCTACAGGTGGGTTTGCTGACCCATCAGCCATTCCATCTAGTGCAATTAATTCTGCAAATGCTGCAACAGCAGCAGCTCAAAATATAAACCCAGCAACAGGATTGCAATATGGGTCTATGTTAGGCGATACTCTTTCTGGAACAGTTCCACCAACCCCTCCATCAATTGGCTCTCAGATTATGAGTGGTAATTTTGGAGATGCTTTATCACAAGTTGGAACAAATATTTCAGAAGGCGCAACCAATGCTTATAATTCAGCAGCTAATTTTGCTGACAAAGCAATTACTCCAAGCACTTATACAGATGCTTTAAGTGAGTATGGACAAAATGTAAGCAAAACTGGCGAAGGAATTAAAAACTTAGTTGGTGCTGGCGATATGACCGCTAAACAAGCCTCTACATTGGCTTCGGCTACAGCTAAAGCAGCTGGCACAACATCACCAATGATGGCGGCTGGAGCTACTATTTATGGTGGTATGGGCATGGCGGCTGCTGAAGAACAACGCAAATACCTTGAAGAAGCTAAAGCAGCCAATGCCATATCTCAAGGTGAATACGATAAAGCAATGGGCGAAGTTAATCGTTCTGTAGAAGATGCTAGTAAAGCTGTAAGAGAAAATCCATTTAGCACAACACCAAATCGTGATGTTTCAATGGATCCTACTTACTATGGTAGAGGTAATGAAATAGATAATTTATACGCCCGTATGCAGGGAGAAGATAAGTTATATGCCGTTGGTGGATCTGTAGATGATGAGTATGGCATGGATGAGGCGCGTGGTTTAAATCAAGGAAATTTACAAAACGGTTTTATGGGTAGTCGTATTCCAAGATATGCCGCTGGCGGTCAAATTGATATGGGTAATGGGTACAATCAGTTTGCAAACTTGCCAAACATGGGCGGTGCTCTTGGTAATGCTCAGAACATAGGACCTGCGGCACCTTTTGTTAATATGCCTAGAGTTGACAGCACTAATACCACTACACAGCAAGACATGATGGGTGGTAATAGAAATGGATTAAGTGGTGGTTTATTAAGTATGTTAGGAGCAACAGGATCAACGCCATTTAGCACTTCAAATGCAAATGCTACCCAACAGCCTCTTGGTGGGCTTAACCAATTATTGCCAGCCATGTCTAGCAACAATCAAAATCCAAATACAACCCCCGGTGGCTTTGCTGGCCCTAGCGTTTATTCTGGAGGAGGCGGTGGCGCTGGTGGTAATGGGGGAGCATTTCCATTAGAAGGTCAATACGGAATTGTTAAAATGGCTGCTGGTGGTATGGCTCCAAGATTCCTATCTGGCGGTGGAGATGGTATGAGTGATTCTATTCCAGCAAATATTGGTGGAAAACAAGAAGCTAGATTAGCTGATGGTGAGTTTGTAATACCAGCTGATGTAGTTTCCCATTTAGGTAATGGTTCATCTAAAGCTGGCGCAAAACAACTGTACTCAATGATGGATAAGGTTCGTACCGCAAGAACTGGTCGCAAATCTCAAGGTAAACAAATTAACCCACGCAAATTTTTAGCTGCGTAAAGGATATAACATGGCAACATCTACCAATCTAACAACAGCCCTAACGGATGTCCCAGCAATATTAAAGCCGTATGTAACGGATGCTGGCGGTATTCTTCCTACTGCTCAAAAGCTATTAACGCAAGACTATGGAACTGCCTATGGCGATCCATTAAAAGCTGCTGGTTTGGCTGGTTCTGGTCGTGTTGCTGGTCTTTCTCCAATGCAGGCACAAATTGGTACAGAACTGGGTGGAATGAAAACTCCCGGACAGTTTGGTATTGGAGCTGGAGCTGGTGCTTTAGGTCTTGGAGCTTTGGGTTCAATGTTAGATCCAGCATTAACCCAACAGTATATGTCTCCGTATGAACAAAATGTTATTGATGTAAATAAAGCTGAAGCATTGCGTGATGCACAAAAAGGTTTATTAACTAATAACTTAGCTGCTGGCAAACAAGGCACTTACGGTGGTGCTCGTCAGCTATTAGCTCAATCTGAAATGGATCGTAACCTACAGACTAAATTAGGTAATATCCAAGCTACAGGTATGCAAAACGCTTTTGATGCAGCGCAAAAAGCTCAATTAGGTCAAGCCGCTGGTTACAATGCTTTGGGTCAAACATTTGGTCAACTAGGTACTGCACAACAAGCTTCTGATATTGATCGCTTAAAAACTCAAGGTGCGTATGGTGATTTACAGCGTGCTACCCAACAACAACAATTGGATACTCAGTATCAAGATTTAATGACTAAACTGAATTATCCATTAACTCAATTAGAGACTATGAACAATTTGGTTCGTGGTGCTCCATTAACACAAACAGCTACATCAGGATCTCAGACAACTCCTCCCCCAAGTTTTGCTAGTCAATTAGGTGGCATGGGATTAACAGGATTGTCTCTCTACAATATGTTTGGTACTCCAAGATAAGGTTAATTATGAGTATTCTTAGCGCACTCAAACAACAACACAACTCAATCGATGATTTAGCTGCTTTGCCACAAGCCATGATTATGCAAATGGCTCAAAAAAAGCAAATTAGCGAAGAGATGTTAGCTCCAATTCTTGCTCGTAAAGCCGAGTTAGCAGATGCTTTTGCAAGACAAAATGCACTTCAAAATGCTGGGCAAGTTCCACCAACAGTTGTTGAACAGTTAGTTGCTAAGAACGCACAAGCAGAGAATCCAGCCTTTCAACAAATGGCACAAGCTCCAGAAGAAGCTGGTGTTGGTCAATTGCCTATTCCGGGCAGAGCTTACGCTGGCGGTGGCATTATTGCTTTTGCAGATGGCGGTTTGTCAGATGATGAAGAAGATGACAAAATGGAAATGGCTATGGCTAAACACGCAGCTAGCAGAATGAATGATATTGTTTCTGGAATTAAAAATATTCCATCTAGAATGTCTAGTTTTGTTGAAAATCTTCCAAAATCATACGAAGCTACTAAAACTGAAATATCTAATATGATTATGCCAACAAAATCTGGCGGTCATAAGTATGAAGAAGCTGTTATTGCAGAAGCAAAGAAACAAGGCGTTGATCCTCAATTAGCCCTTCATGTTCTATACAAAGAAACTGGCGGTCATAAAAACCCAGACACTGCTAAATCCCATGCTGGCGCTGTTGGACCAATGCAATTAATGCCCAAGACTGCCAAATCTTTAGGTGTTGATCCTACAGATCCAATGCAAAACATTTATGGCGGTGTTAAGTATTTGGCTCAATTAGGCCCAATGTTTGGCAATGATCCACGCTTAACGGCAGCTGCTTACAATGCAGGTCCAGGCAATGTTCGTAAATATGGCGGAGTTCCAAACTTCAAAGAAACCCAAAACTATGTCAGAGGTTTAGCTGAAGGTGGAGAAGTAAAACATTATGCAGCTGGTGATGTTGTTGAAAGTAATTACAATCCATACGCCCTTGAAGGTGATATTGGTGCTTCTGCCCAAGATTACGATAAGACCGATTATGGAATTCAGACTGCCATTAGAAATGAACTAATGGGCATTAAACCTACAACACCACCCAAAAAAGCTGGAACAAATAAAGGTCAGCCATCACTTGATAAAAATGCAGCAGTAGACCAATATTTAAACGAATTTCTTGCTAATCAAAAACCTCCAACTCAACCAGTTACTTCGCCACAAAAGGCTGCTGAAGAAAGCTACTTTGAGAAAATGATGGCTCAGAGTCAAGAAGAAAGAAAACGCATCAATGAAAGCACTAAAGAAGATAAAAATCTTGCTTTGCTTGCAGCTGGATTAGGAATGATGGGTGGAACCTCTCCTTATGCGTTTGCTAATATTGGTCAAGGCGGTTTACAAGGTATTCAAGCACTCGCGGCTTCTAAAACTAGAAGGGCTGCTGAACTTACTGCACTTAATAAAGGCGAAGCTACTCAGGCTTACTATGGCGAAATGGCTAAAGATAGGCAGGAAAGAGGAGCTATGAATAAAGCCAACCAGTTAAGGGATGACTTTAGAACTAGAGAAAATGATATTCGCACCATGGTTACAAAAATGGCTGCGGGTAATCCAAGAATTTCTAGCTTGCCACCAGATCAACAACAGGCATTAATTGACAAACAAATTAGAGATGCATTGGCTAATGACCAATACTATAAGAGTTTATCTAATCAATTAGGATTCCAACCAACAAATACAGCTGCTGCTCCAGTATTAAACTATAATCCTAAGACAAGAACAGCAGGGTAACCTATGCCAATTGTTAATGTAGAGGGAGTTGGTCAGGTCAACTTTCCTGACTCTATGTCTAATGAGCAGATAACTACTGCCATTGAAAGAGACATCCTTCCAAAATACCCTGATATACAGGCTAAACAAAGCCGTACTTGGGGTGAAGCCATTACCGATACTGGAATGGGTTTAGGTAAAGGTATTGGTCAACTACTGCAGATTCCGGGACAAGTTGCTGGTTTAGTTACTGGAGAAGTAAGTCCAGATACAGGACTACAAGGTCTTGGTAGACGCATGGAAGAGACTTATCAAGAGAATAAGTCGCCAATTCTACAAGCAAAAGAACGAGTAAGAGAGCAAAAGATTGCTAAAGCCGAAGGGTTTTGGGATGAAGCTGGCACTGCTATTGGTGCAACTCTTAAAGACCCAGCACTTCTTACATCATTCTTTACGGAACAAATTCCTAACTTAATTGGAACTATGGGCGGTGGCCTTGCTACTAAAGCTGGTATTAAAGTATTACTTGCAAATGCAACAGACACCGCATTAGCAAAAGCGGGTGTTCGTGGCGCAATTGGTACTGGTTCAGTTATGCAGGGCGCAGACATTGGTACAGATACTTATGAAAAAGTCCATGAAGAACTAATTAGACAAGGTGTAGAGCCACATAAAGCGGCTCAAGAGGCGTTGGCTAGGGCTAGGATTGCGGCCATAGAGGCGACTGCATTAAGCATAGGCACATCATTTGGTGCTGGTTCTACCATTGAAAGAGCATTAACAAGGGGCGCGGCTGGTGCTCCTAAGAAGGGTATTATCCGTGGAACATTAGGTGAAACCCTAAGTGAAAGCGTAGAAGAGGGCGGTGGTCAACTAGCCTCTAATGTCCAATTAAACGCTGTTAATCCCGATATTGATGTTATGAAGGGGGTAGGCTCAGCCGCTGGTCTTGGAGCCGTTGGAGGCTTCCTATTTGGCTTGCCATCGAGTGTTGTTAATACAGCCGATGCTAACCAGATTGAGCGTGCTAAAGCCCAAATGGAAGAGGCTAAACGCAGAGCCAAAGAAGAAGATAAACCTCAAGAAGTATTACTTCAGCTTGGATATGACCCTAATGTCCAAGGTAAGTCTATTAATACCCCAATTATTGTCAATCCAGATGGCACAACTACATTCCCAAGTGAGCGTAATAAGTTTGCTCAAGTAGTTCCCAATGAACTCTCAGAACAAGGTATGTCTGAGAAGTACGGCATTCGTACAGCGGAACAAGTTAAAAATCAAACATTTAGCCCAGAAACCATTAAATCTTTTGGTATAAACCCTAAAGCTAATATTTACAAGAACAAAGACATACTTAATGCCGATTTAGCTGATCCAGAACAAATGGTAAAAGTTAAAAGTGCTTTAACTGACTATCTTAAAAAGTATCCCAAAGCCAACCCTGAGATTCGCCAAAAAGTTATTAGCTACCTATTGCGCCAAGAGTTCCATCCATTGCCAGTATCTGAAGTTCCAACCCAGATTACTGAAGCATCTATTACTCCAGAGGCGGATCAGGCAGTAATCCAACAACGCTTGTCTGAAGGCTTTAGAAATCGTCCAGAGATTAAAAAAATCTATGATGACTATACCAAGAAGATGCAGGAAGGTGATGCTGACAAAGCCGCTTTATCTGCGTTTAATAGCATCGTTACGCCACAAACTATTAAGAGCTTTGGTATCCCCGCTAATTCCGCTATCTATGGCGACCAAGATCTTGTCAATGCCGATCTGTCTAATCCAGAGACGGCTGACCGCATCCGTGCAAAGCTCATGGAAGTTCAAAAGCAGACTAAGAGTCCTAAGATTAAAGAGAACATTGATAAGTATCTCAACCGCAGTGAGTTCATTACTCCAAGTTTTGTGGATCAATACCTTAATCCT